ATAGTCCAATCCAAATGAGTGGCTGCAACCCCACCAAATTGTTGTAAGCTTTGTAGCTGAAATATAACGGCAACAAGTTGCATTGCAGTGTTTACACTTCCTGCAGGACGTACATCTGTTTGACGAGTGTTAAATCCATTAGCAAGCAAATCATCAAATGGTATGCTGAGACAATTGTGCATACCTACTGCGTAGTCTGCCAAATCATGAATATAAATCATGTTATTTTCATGATTGTTCCTTGCCATGTCGCTAATAATATCATCTAACGCAACTTGTTTAGATACAATGTCTCCTGCTTCACCTTTTCTTCCACCAAAAGATATTTCATCAACATTTGCATTTTGATTTTCAATATTTTTTCCATTAATTTTGTTAGCATATGCTTTCATAATGGAGCTTCTTTTATTTCTTTCTCTTGTTCTTGCTTTTCTGTATTGAACATAAGACTCTGCTACATCAGGTCGATTAGAAATTTTTAATTTGAAGATTACGATATCTTGTATTTCTTCGATTGAAATCTCATTTAAGCAACTATGCTCACAATATCCTTCAATATCCTCAGCTATATCTTTTGCAATATTGGACTCACAAGGTTTATTGTCTACTTCTAAAAATGCTTTGTTAATAGCTTCTTCAATTTTAGTCTTGTCAAATTTTACTCTAACTCCATCTCTTTTTATAACTACCATTAGTATTTTTCTCCTTTCGATTTATTTTGACTATACAATATATATGAAAAATAAGAAAGATACTTTAATCTAAATAGTCACTCTCTGCAAACGCCAATACTGTAGCTATGCAGTTATCAAAATCTTGACTCGAATTATTTTCTATTCGAGTATAGAAAAAGTCAGAAATATTATAAGTGTTAAAATCTTCTGCATCTGTTTTATATCTTCTAAATATTTCATCAATATTTGGTTCATTTTCTCTGGTTAATTGTCTTATTAAACGATTTTTATCAGAAGCTTGAACATAAAACACTCTTAAATCAATATCATCTCTTTCTAACATTGAATGGATACCTTGAATATTAAATACACCAAGATTTATTTTATTTGCATCTAATGACTCATAAGAAGTTCCATATATCCAATTATTAAATACTGAAATTTCAATCATCATATTATCATTTATTTTATCAATCATTTCTTCTTCTATTAAGAAATGATAATCTTTTTTATCAATTTCATAATCTCTTTTGGGGCGTGTCGTACATGACACAACCCCATGAAATTTATCACTATGTTTTAATAGCTCTTGCACAATAGTATCTTTGCCACTGGCAGATTTACCAATAAAAGCATATATTTTATACATTGTTCTCTCCTCCTGCTCTATCACTAGTAATAATTATATCACCATTTTTGTCAATACTTTCTATTTTATATAAAGTATGACCTTCTGTACTTGCATACTTTTTGGCTATGAAATCGTCTCCTCTTCTAATTCCCTTCACTAGAAGCATATTTCCACGATTAAACCAAGATTTTTCTACAACTTTTTTTGTTCCATCCTCTTGTCTTTGTGAAATCTGTTTATCGAATAAACTAAAGTATTCTTTTCTGAATTTAACTGGTACAACTCCGCTTGTCGTTAAAAGATAAACTATAGATTTTGTTTTATCTTTTGCGATACAAGTTCCTGCAATAGTATGAATGTTATATAGCGGCATCATTTCGCCTTGTTTACTAGGAAAATATCTTTCTATATCTGGTTCTTCAGACAATTCAAAGAAATTGTTTATACCATATTTTTCAATATTAAGGTGTGCCAGCTCATGTTCATGGTAGTAAAAACATAGGGATTCCATTTCCCATCGAGAAATATTTCCGCTAGCATATTTATCCCAATCTTCTTTAAATATTAAATAATTTAAGGTTTTTAAAATTTCTTCTTGATTTGCTTTCATCCAGTTTCTAACTGGATCCATTTCTACTTGATAAATTTTATCCCATTTTTTCATATCTATTAAGACTTGATTGTCATTATATTCTAAATAATCTGTACCATAGTTTGTATTATAAAAATTCAAAGCTCTTTCATCAAGAATAAAATTGGTTCCTTTTTTACAAAAAGACTTTAAGTATCTATTAAACTCAAATACAGATTGTTCATATTTTAAACTTTCTGGCAATAAATCTCTTTGGATTAATCCGTTCATATTTTGCAAAGTTATTCTTTTCTTTTTATCACAAGTCATCCAGATATACTGGCACATTAACTTTCGTCTATCTTCAAATTTATCAAAGGCTCCACCTTTAATAAGAGATATTAAAACAGGTTTATTGAAGTTATTTTTGCTAACAAAATCAAAAAAGCTTGAGTAATCTCTATTTTTTAAAATTTCATTAACTACATCGGTTCCTATTTTGTCCATGGCTTTCAAACCAAAAAGGATGGCATTGTTTTCTATGTCAGGTATAAATCCAAATTGTGACTTATTAATATCTGCAAGAGAAAATCTTATTCCTGCGGACTGTATATCACCAAGAGCCTTGGCTAGCTTTGAGTAATCTGTGCTATCATTTTCATCTTCATTTAAAGAACCAGTATTAACAATTAAACAAGCTGTATTCCAGAAAATTGGATTAAAATGAGTTGCCAATACAAGAGATTGAATACCTACAAAGCTGTATGGGAGCGAGTGGTTTATACTAAACGCATACCCGAGTGATGGTTGTATTGCTAACTCCCAAACATAGTTGCAAAAAACTTTGTCTGGAATATGATTAAATACTTGCTCTTTTAGTTTTGGTATTTCATTCATTTTTTTCTTTGCAACAATTTTTCTTGCTGCGTTAGCTTCTCCCAAAGTAAAGTTAGCAATTCTTTCATCCATAAGAATCATCATCATTAATTCTTGTGTGGGAACACATCCATAATATTCATCACAGTAACTATGAAGAACTTCTCTTTGTTGGTCTGTGAGCCCAACCATTTGCATTTCATATTCAAACTCACCAATACCATTGTGCTTAATTCTTGCATATCTATCTTGCTGAGATTCTTTTCCTTTTTCACTCATAAGACGCATTATAGCTGAGGCCGCACTCATTTCAATAGGAGTTTGAGGTTTAACTTTTTTTGCTATTGCCAATCCAACTCCGCTATTAAACTGAAATACATCTAAAACTTTTCCTGAAGCAAGGGCATCCCAAATGCGACTATCGTTAGTATCAATAACTTCAGGATGTAAATATTTATTATAAAGATTTCTTAATGTATCTTTTTCTATTTGTTCATATTCAACAAGTAAATCTAAACATTTAATTAGTTTATCTGTTGTTTCTGTTAAAAGGAAATCATACTTTGTATCTCCTGCATATTCAGCATCATGTAAGTCAAATTGAGTTATTATATCTCCATTTGGTGCCCGCATAAATGCTGCAGTTTCATAAGGATTATCTCCATAAAGTATAACACCCGAGGCATGTTCTCCTCTACCAGAAATCAATCCCTCAATACCTTGTATGATTTCAAGTAAACCGGGATATTTATTAACTTCATTCATAAATGATTTAACCGGTTTTCTATCTTTCTCCTCGTTTCCATTTATTACATCATTTAAACTCCATAAAAATCCTCTTTCTTGTGGAATCAAGGAAGACATATATCGTGCATCATCAGAGTCAATGCCTTGTTGGTAATCTTCTGAACGATAGCCCCTACAAGCTGTTAAAATTGCGGATTTCGTACCCTCTGTCTTCCATGTACATACTTGGGCGAGTCCCAACTCTCCTCTTTCTTCTCTTATTCGCTTAAATACTGTGGCTCGCTTACTTGGAGCCAAATCTATATCAATATCCTTTTAATTTTTTTGTTGGACTATATTTTTCACAACAATTTACTGAGAATGGTTGACTTCAATTGTTGCTAGAGCATCTTTCAAGCAGTGCTTATCTCTGCCTTACATTTAGTCTCTACACATTTAATCTTTTCGTCTACTTATTTGTTTCCAAAAGTATCCTTTATACAAAGTTCCATTTTTTATAGCTTTATTTAATTGAGTGTGTCCCTTTAACCCAAGAAAATTTAAAACTGCAGATTTTGCATTAAAAACCCTAATTAAATTCATGTTTTCATCATACATTTCAATGTGAACTCCATTGGGAGCAAGGTTGCCGCTCTTTCCATACATACCATTTTTTTCACCTAAAGTTTTTCCAATACTATTTTTAGACATTTTTTGTTTAGATTCTTCACTATGTTTTTTTCCATACATACCATTGTTTTCACCTTTGGTTAATTTACTCATTTTATTGCGAAATTCTTCTGTTCTGAATACTGAATTATCTCTTACAAATCTTGCCCAGTAAGACAAAAAATCTTTAGTTGCTTGAGAATAGTGTTTTCCGTACATTCCATTTTTCTCTCCTCGCTGAACTTCACTTAATTTTCTACTTAGAGATGCTTTTTCTTCTAAGGTATAACCGGCAGTAGTATTACCACCGCTTCCACCAGAATGTATATTGTAAAACATGGGGTTTGATGTAGCATTGTATAAAGCTATATATTCTATTTCTTTTTTATCATTTTCTTCTTCAGTGGAAGAAACAAATAAGATTTCTTTGGTAAAATTTTCTTTACCATATTCTTCTATGGCTTGTTTTAATAATTTACCACTACCCAAGTAAGAATCTTTTAATTCACCATAATGTTGACCTATATATTTCATTTGATTAATATTGTTTGTTGTTAAATAAATATAATGTTTTTTCATTATTTTTACAACTCCTTTCAATATTAATCAAAAATAGAGTAAGATAATTACTTGAATTTGACCAAGATTTTTAGCACGGTATTACCAATCTATCCTTTATACAGGACATGGGCTCTCTTAGTCAGATGATTCGCACCTATTAGAATATAGGTCTTATTTCTCTGATACCGTTAGCCTGTCTTAAAAACAGACACCCGCTAAGCTACGGTTAATGCTCTTTTTTTACAACTGCCCAATATCAATAGTAGACTAGGCAGTTCGATTCTCTCTTTATTTAGAAATCTCCAGTATTGCAAATTCCAACGAATGGGATTAAGCTGAGTTATTCCCAACAAATAGTCAGACAGAAATCCCGTAGCTGAACCTCTTCCCGGACCAACAATACTGCCGCACTCCCAAAATAAATCTATGTAATGCTGAAAAGTATTAAAATATTGAAAAAGACAAGCGTTCTTTTGTTCTCCAATATATTTAATTACATCAGCTTCAATTTCCAATCTATCAAGATATTCTTCTGTTAAAAGCCCTTTATCTATAAGAGCATTGTAACATTCATTAATCCAATACCTTTCTCTTATGTCATCAGATACAAATAATTCTGATAAAGTCTTTTGAGATAAAAGAAAATTCTTTTTAGGATAATCTTTAAGTCCTTTAAACTCTGGAATTCTTTGGTCTTTTTCTAAATCAAAAAATTCTATTTTATTATAAATTTCATAAGAGTTTTCAACCATATTATCATATTCAAATTCTAATACAGTTCCTTTTAAATTTTCTTTTATTTCTTCTTCTGTTTGAAGATAACTATAAGCATAAAAGTCTTCTGTTTCTCTGTCTTCATCTCTTGAATTAAGAAAAGATGCGTGTACATATTTATCTGTTTTTGATAAATAGTGAGCATCTGTTCCAATAACCATTTTTACACCAAATGCTTTGGCAATAGGAAGTAAACGATTGTTCACTATCATCTGTTCTTCTGACCTGCCCGGCGCGCATTCAATATAAAAGTCGTCTCCAAAAATATTAATCATTTCTTGCATAAAAAACACAATTTTACTATGATAAGTATGGGCATTAACAGAATCTCCAACTTCTTCTCTTTTGCAAAGTTCAAGTGTTAATGTGCTTAATTCTCCATTAAGACAGGCAGTAGTCGCTATTAAATGACCCTTGCCGTATTTTTGAATCATATGGAATAATTCACTTTTTAGAGTAGGAACTCTTTCCATTTTATCCATATATCCATTGAGCCAAGCAGTTGTACTTAGCTCTTTCATTAAAGTATAGCCTACCTCATCTTTTGCGATTAATATAAAGTGATAATATTTTTGTCCACTTTCTCTTGTTTCTGTTAAATATATTTCATTTCCCAAAGCAACTTTAAATCCAGTATCCTTTAATTCTTTTGCAATTTTATTTGCTCTAACACCAACAGATAAACATTCGTGGTCTGTTATAGCAATTCCCGAAAGACCTATTTCTTTAGCTCTCTGAATTAATTTTTCAGGCTTATTTACACAATCTAAAAGTCTTGCATTAGAAAATTCAGAATGAGAATGTACCTCAAATCTATTCATTGTTTTCACTCTCCTTTATTCTATTGATTTCTTTTTCTGTTGCATCTATAATAAAGGCTGCAGTTCCTAAATCCGTAGTATGTGAAAGTAAAAATTGTACAAAATCATCGCTATGAATAAAACGACTCACTTCTTCTATGTCTACATACACATTAAACATCTTTCTTAATCCTCCTTTTTAATTATATATATATTATATCATAAAATCTTTGAAAAATCAAATGTTAATATTTATAATTGTATCTTTTGTTTCGTCATAGGGAATCACAATTTTGTTTTTTAAAAACAAAACTTTCTTTGTAATATTCCATATTTGTTCCATCCTCCAACTGAATGGGGCAGAATATTTTTCTATAATCTCTGCATTAAAATAATAATTTTTTTTATCTATTAAATTAGAACATTCTTCACTATCATATTTTGTAATAACATATCCATAGGGAGAAATACCTGTAACTCTTTTGAACCATAGTGCCCAGGCAACGCACTCTTCGATATCATCTCTTTCAATTTTTTTTTGAATAGGTATATCTATATACATAAGTTCATCATGTTCTACTAGAAATGTTATATATATAAACTCCATTGCGTCACTCCTCACTTTCTAATTATTACCAACTTCTCCGACGCCCTCGTGCAAGCTGTATATAACCATCTTGCATGTTCTTCTTTTTCAAATGGAAATCGTTCTTCTATTACTAAAACTTTATCCCATTCTGAACCTTGTGCTTTATGACAGGTAATTGCATATGCGAAATCAAATTCACGAGGTCTCATTTCTCCATATTTTTGTTTAAGGTTTCCTAGCTGATATGATACTCTCCAATCAATGCAAGGAGTTCCTAACATAATCATATCTTTATCCATTTCTACACTCTCGAAAATTCCACTACCTCCATCTGGATAAAAATTTCCTTGAATAATAGGTAAATCATGTCTATCATTTTTTATAAAATAT